ACTCGCCTTGGCAGCGTGAAGAATTTTCGACACGTACTGCTAAGTTTATATGTGTTCCTAAAACGTGGAAGACCTTACGAGGGATTTCCGCTGAGCCGTCAGAACTGCAATTTTTTCAACAAGCAGTTCTGTATGCTCTCGACGGGTATTTTTTCTCGAGTTCTTTCTGGCGCGCTCGTTTAAATTTGCACGATCAAACGGCAAATCAACAGTTGTGTCGGAAAGGCTCTATTGATCAATCATTAGCTACGATCGATCTTAGTAGGGCTTCTGATTCGGTGTCTTTACAACTTGTCCGAGAGGTGTTCAAGGGAACAGAAATGCTCCTTTGGTTATTAGGCACGAGATCAACTCACGTGTCTCTACCTTCCGGTTTGACTATTAGAACGTTGAAATTTGCACCTATGGGGAGCAGTGTTTGCTTTCCCGTAGAATGTATGATTTTCGTTCTGATTGCCGAAGTTGCAAGACGCAGGACCCTTAGAGCCCGAGAATATGAAAATTATCCTCAGGTTCCGAGAGTTTTTGGTGATGACATTGTCTGTGACAGTGCTACCGTTCCGTATGTCCTAGATGGACTAACTCAGCTTGGTTTCCTCCCTAATAACGAGAAATCGTACTGGGATGGGTTCTATCGTGAATCCTGCGGAAAAGAGTACTGGTGCGGCCAAGATGTTTCGCCTCTGTTCTTTCGAGCAAAGGTTGAGCATCTTGATTCCCAGACCGTATCTTATGAAGAGTTGTCGAGCCTACAAGGGCTCTACAATAGTTTGTATGGTCTCGGCTTTAATACAGCTCGTCGATATGTCTTATCCATATTAATGGGTAAAAGCATTTCAATGGGACGTAAGAAGCTTCGACTAACTAACTACCTCGTAAGGACATTTGATGGTAGTTGTGAGACATTAGCCTCATGCTTGCCAACGAACTTTTCTGCAAAGATCAGCTCGTCTGATGCTCTACAATGTAGAGTTATCAGCAAATTGTCTTGGTCCCGTAGGTACTGCCGAC